ACCACGGGCAAAATCACCAAAGGCAATCGGAATGCTGTCGGTGGCAATATCCGGCATATCCTCGGCTTCCACCAGACCGAAGCCCATGAAGGAAGCCTTCTGACCAAGCGATGCCGGCGGCTGCCAGAGATAATTACCATTGCTGTCTTTGAGCTTGCGCAGTGCCGATTGTGTTTTACGGTTCATCATCCAATGAGCGTTCTGGCGGTAGCCGGATTTGAGCGCATAGACCAGATCAATCAGCAGATCAGAAGGGCTGGAAGCAGGCAAGGCACCGGCAACACCCGTCTTCAGACAACCAAGTTTACCCCATGCCCATGACGCTTCATCAACCGTATCATAGGCTAAAAAGCCATGCGGTTTGTTCACACCATCACCATTGATAAAAGCAGCGCTTTCCTGTTCGGCAAAAGCGGTTTCAACCTCGGCAGCAATCCACTGTTCCACATCCACCGCCGCATCATCCAGCAAGCTGGCGGTTGCCGCAGGCATGGCATAAATCTCCATGGTCGGGAATTGCAGTTCAGCCAGTTTGGCATTGCTGGTCTGCGGGCGTGCACCCCCTTCACCAACCCAGCCAGTGCCCGGTCCGCTGATAGAAAACGGTTTTTTTAAAACCGCACCAGAAACCTGACGCACGGTTGCAAGACCACGCACCGGCGAAAGTGCCGCCAAACGCGTGCCGATCGCTGTTTCCAGTTCGGACGGCACAAGATAACCACCATCCGGCCCTGAACCATAGGAATGCGCTTTCTGCTCAAGTCCGCGCAGCGCCTGTTCATCACCACGGCGGGCATAGCGGTCAAAAGCCTGTTTATGTTCCAGAGACACAGGGCTGTGGTTGGAGCGCTCTTCACCACCCAGCGCAGGGCGTGCCTGTTTCAGAACATACTGATCCAGCGCCGCTTTCTGCTCATCCATGGCACGGTTAAGACGCTCGACTTTTTCGACAGTCAGAACATCCGCGCCAACATGTTTTTCAATCTGTGTGAGGCGCTCATCATTGGCTTGTTTAAAGCCCTCAAAGGCTTGCATAAATTCACCGAAAGCCTGCCCGACTTCCTGCTGGTTGCTGAGCGCCTTGATTTCCAGAGCCGGCATCTTAGCCGCTTTGTGCATCTGCTTGATCGTCATTGCCTGTCCTTTTTACAGTTGAAGTATAATGAACCGATGCAAACCGACCGGATAAGATTATTTGTTGCTATGGAGCTGAAATGCAGCCTGCCGGATAATCCGCGCAGTACTGTTTTCATCATGCTGTTTATGCTGAACGGCTGTAATGCGTGCTTGCGGCAGCATTGGAAATGTCACCAGCGAGATTTCCCAAAGCTCGGCTTCCAGAATATGCCGTCGACCGGTGGCCGTGGCTTTCTTGCTGCGCACAGCCCGAAATCCGATCGACAACCCATCCAGCGCCCCTTCTGAGAGCAGGCGCCACGCCTCATCAGCCCGCGCCACGCCTTCGGCCAGTTGCCCTTCCACATAAAGGCCGCGCTGATCTTCAGTGATCTTCGTCCAGATGCCGATGGGATTATCTGCCTGATGCTGCCAGAGCATCCGTACTGTCCTGCCCCGCTTGAGACTGGCCGCGAAAGCGCCGCGTTCGATAATATCACCGCTCAAATCCGTGAGGGAAAACAGGCTGGCATAGCCACTGAACCGCAAGCCCTGACCGGTTTTAATTGTCATCGGCAGCGCTCCTTTTACGGAAATTCATACTGTCCTGATTTTTCAGCCTGTCAGTAAAACGCTTGAAGAAACCAAGTGCTGTCCATGCAGCAAAACTCGCAGCGGCAGAGCCCATTAGCATCAGCTCTGCTTGTCCGAGATCGTTGCTTAATGTCAGCTGCTCTGCGATTTTAACGCCCGCCGCTCCGCCGAAAATCATGCCGCAAATCAGGCCTACAGCAAAACGGATCGCCGCCTCGCGTTTGCCCTTTGGCAGCATATAAGCCAGTGAGACGGCAGAACCGCTGACGGCACCGGTGATTTTGGCAAGCCAAATCCATTGTTCCTGCGTTAATTCTCCCGTCTGGTTGAACAGGTTCATGCCTCGCTCCCCTCCGGTTCAAGAGAATAGCCAACTGCCTGCCGCTTCTCCGCATCGCTCAGGAAATCCGCCGCACCAATCCGTCGCCACAGCGCCTCGCGCTCTTCCGCCAATCCGTCAATCCGGTCATGATCATGCTCCAATCGCAGATCGGAACCATATTGCGGGCAGAGCCAGTTGCTCAGCGCCTGTGCGGTACGGTTCAAGAGCGGCAGAATGGTCAGCCGATAGAAAGCACGGTTAGCCTCGGCATAATTGGCATAGGTGTTATCACCGGGAATGCCGAGCAACATGGACGGCACACCAAAAGCCAATGCAATCTCGCGGCTCGCTACATGCTTGGCCTCGATGAAATCCATGTCTTTGGGCGACAGTCCCATCGCCTTCCAGTCCAGCCCGCCCTCCAGAAGCAGCGGCCTGCCTGCACCACCGGCGCCGGTATACCCCTCTTCCAGTTCCGTCTTCAGCCGGTCAAACTGCTCTTCGCTCAAATTGCCACCGTCTTTCGGTGCATAGACCAGCGCACCGGAAGGACGGGC